TTACCGAGTTTGGGCCACCCCACCCAGCAGGCACCTATTAGCAGGAAGTGGCCCAAACTCGGTAATTCGTTGATTTTGATCGAATTTCTAGCCGGTTCCTATTGGCGAAGCCCTCCCCCGGGATGAGCCTTGTAGGATGATCCTATAGAGGTACCATGTAGCATGGCCTCCACTTGATGTGGATTGACACAAAAGAACAAGAAGGAATCATCAAAGTACACCCAACAAGGAGGACTATGACATGGCGACCACGAAAAAGGTAACCACCAATGCTGAGAAGCTGAAACTACTCAAGCTACTCAAGAAGAAGGAGCAGGAAGAGGTCTACAAGACCAACTTCGCCCTGTTTGCGGAGGAACGTATCCGGATTCTGCCTAAGGATAGCTCGCAAGGCTACATTCCGATGAAGCTGAATGCCGCACAACGACTGATCAACGACAAGATCGAGAAGCAACTGCGAGAGACTGGTCGAGTTCGAGCCATCATCCTGAAAGCTCGGCAGCAGGGCATCTCGACCTACACCACCGCACGGGTCTTCTGGAAGTGCTACTTCCACGGGCTCCAGAAATCGGTAGTCATGGCGCATGACTCTGCCACTTCTGACGCCCTGTTCACCATGTCGCGAGCAGCGATCAACAACATGGAACCGGAATGGCAACCCGGCATCAAGAAGTCCAACGCCAAGGAGATTGTCTTCGAGCACAACGAGTCTGGATACCGCCTTTTCACGGCAGGTAGCCCAGAAGCTGGCCGTGGCATGACGCCTACGGTGGCGCACCTCTCCGAAGTGGCATTCTGGCAGCATGACGACAAGATCCTGGCCGGTCTATTCCAGGGTATCTCCCAGGCTGACGGTACGGAAGTCATCTTGGAGTCTACTGCTAACGGCGTGGGCAATGAGTTCCACCGCCTCTGGGAAGGAGCCGTGAAAGGTGAGAACGAATACCTCGCGATCTTCATTCCCTGGTTCCTGACGCCCGAATACACCCGCGAAGCCCCTCCGAACTTCGAGAAGACGCCCGATGAGGCTGCGTACGCGCTCAAGATCTACGAGAAGCATGACTACCTCCTCACGAAAGACCAGCTGTACTGGCGCCGACTGAAGATTGCTGAAGGTGGTGAGGACAAGTTCAAGCAAGAATACCCGGCTCACGCGGAAGAAGCCTTTCTGGTGTCCGGCTCGAACGTCTTCGACCTGGAGAAGCTCAACGCACTGATTCCGCAGCCCATCAAGTATCGTCAGGAGTTCAACTTCGAGAAGATGCAGTGGGAAGATGACAAGGTTGGTAGTTTGAAGATTTTCATTCCGCCGACTTCGTCGGGACTGTACGTCCTAGCAGCCGATGTGAGCCTCGGAGTTGGAAAGGACCACAGCGCTGCTGTAGTGCTCAACCCGAAGCGGCAAATCTGCGCGGTCTACCGCAACAACATGGTAGATCCCTCGAAGTATGGCGACCTGCTGTTCTACCTTGCGCGGTACTACAACAATGCGCTCATCGGTGTGGAGTCTAACAGCATGGGCATCGCCACGCTGAACCGGCTCATCCAGATGGACTGCCAGAACCTGTACTACCAGACGAAGGCAGCAAACGTCAGTATGGAGGAAGGCACCAAGGCAGGCTGGCGCACGACACATACCTCGAAACCCGCCATCATCGGTTACCTGAAGAACGCCATCGAGAACGAGGAGATCTGGATTCCGGATCCGGTCATCATTTCCGAGCTCATGACCTACGTGCAGGATGAGACAGGCAAGACGGCGGCTCAGCCGGGATCTAATGACGATACGGTCATGGCGACTGCTATCGGGCTTGAGATTCTCCGCACGCACGGAGACAAGCTGACGAACACCAAAATCGGCTTCCGCGAGAAGAACCTCGCATGGAAGCAAGAACCAACTGTGTGGCTGTGAAAGTAGCTTCTAGGGCCTAGCCCGCGAGATTGCCCCCTGGCTGTACGGTGGTCGGCTACTTGAACAACTCTAAAAGAGAGGAACACCATGTACGAGAAGAAAGCAGAAGACGGCAAGCTGGAAGTCAAAAGCATTGTCACGCAAGCTACCCCTGTCAAGGCGTCCATCAAAGGCTACCGCCAGCGGAGTGATGCTGAGCAAGCTCTGATCAACCGCGTGAAGGCTACTGCGGAGGAAGTTGCTCATCTGGTAACGGATGTGCGCGACTTCGTGGAGAGCAACCCGCTTGAGCAAGATGACGTGACCCGGCTGAACCCGGCACGTTGGGCTGCACTCGCTGACACGGACTTCCAAGTCGGCTTCATGAAGCTGGTGCGATCGATCGCTCGGCCCACCACCTACTGAGGAACAACATGAACTTCATGGACCCGAAGACGACCCAAGGCATCAAGGATGTCCTGAGCCCCAAGACGATTGCGAAGTTTGCCAAGACGCAACCTGAGCCATACAAACCTGCTGCCAAGGTACTCCCCGTCCGTGGACTCGCAGAGAAAGACAAGGCGAAGCCGAAAGGCATCGACAAGAAGGACAAGACCATCCCGCTCAAGAAATTGGGCGACGGTCGATGAGAAAGCAGGCCTAGTCCTCCTGCTGGGCGCAAGCCCGAGAGGCTTCAGAAGGTGCGCCTCTATGGGAGAAGCACCAACATTGGCCCACCCTCGAAATGATAAGTCTTGGGTGGGCCTCTCACCATATACCAAACAGTAAGGGCTGTCTGTGCTAGACGCCGCTGTGAAAGGAACAACAATGATCGAGAATCGAATTGATCTAAGTGATCAAAACGAGGAGCATGCAACGGAAGCTCCAACCCCGCCGCGCGGCTACCAAGAAGCTGTTGATGATGACGCCCTCCTGGTGATGATCTCGGATGGCATCAAGAACTCTGCGGGTGACTTCCTCAACTCAGCATCACTGGCCGTGGAGCGCCAAAAGAGTACGCTTGAGTACGGCATGCTGCCTGTTGGCCACCTTGCGCCGCAGGGTGTCAGCCAGATCGTTAGTTCCGACACAGTGGAAGCTATCGAAGGCTACACCGCCATCCTGGCAGAACTACTGCTCAACAACAACAAGATCGCGAAGTTCGTCCCCGCTGACCACAAGCCGACTGCCATCCATCAGGCTGTCGTAGCGTCGGACCTCGTGAACTACGTCGTCTTCCGGCAGAACGCTGGTTGGGCGAAGCTGAATACGTGGCTCAAGTCGGGCCTGATGTGGAAGAACTCCATCATCCGCTGGGGCTTCGTGGAAGACCATGAGTACAAGTTCAAGGAGTTCGAGACCATCACGCAGATGGAGCTTGACCTTGAGCTCGCAAAGGACAACGTCGAAGTGGTTGGTGACCTCGTCTACGAGCCCATGCTGCTGACGCCCGACTCGACGGAGTACACCAACGTCTACAAGGATGTTCGACTTCGTGAGAAGGTCTCCCGCAATCGCGTTGCCATCAACACGGTCCCTCCGGAGAACTTCCGAGTCACGCGTGATGCCACCTGCATCGAGGACGCATCTTACCTGGGCGTCATGTACCAGATGTCTCGCTCTGACATCCGTACCTACTGGCCTGAACGTGCAGAGCTGATTGACTGGTCCTTGGTCGGCAACGGCGAGATGAGCTGGGCTACTAAGTATACTGAAGAGTCGGCTACTCGCAAGATGCTGACTGGTCAAGAATACTGGATGAACAGCCACATCCGTGACGTCTTCAACACCGAGGCGAACACCCCGATCACGGTGGTGGAGTCGTGGTTCCGGTGCGACCGTGACGGCGACGGCATTGCTGAGCTCAAGCGGTTCATCACGGCTGGTAAGACCATTCTGCTCGAAGAAGACTGCGACTTCGTACCGATGGCTAGTCTGTGCCCGTTCGAGATCCCGCACGAGTTCCTGGGCCTGAGCGTCTCTGACATCGCTCGTCCGAGCACCTTGGCTTCGACCGCGATCCTGCGTGGCTTCGTCGAAAACGTGTACCTGACGAACTACTCGCCCAAACTGGCTGATCCGAACGTGGTGGACTTCAGTGCGCTGCAGAACATGAAGCCGAAGCAGCTGATCCCGACCAACGGGAACCCGCAGAACGCTGTCGCGCCGCTGAGCCCGGACACCATCAGCACTGGCACTGTGCCGCTGCTGCAGGTACTCCAAACCAACAAGGAGCAAGCCCACGGTCTGTCCAAGGCTGCGCAAGGTCTGAACGACACCCTCTACGTGAGCGGCAACTCTGAGGAGAAGCTGAACCGCGTCATGTCGGCCGCACAGGTGCGCATCCAGTACGTGGCTCGTCGCCTTGTGGAGACTGGCTTCAAGCGCCTCGTGGAAGGCATCTACCGCACTCTGCGCAAGCGGATGGGTGGTACCAAGATGCAGTACTACGACCACAACGACTTCCTGCAGACGATCGATCCCGCTGAGCTTCCGGAAGAGATGAACTTCTACGTCAATGCTGACGTTGGGGATAACTCGAACTCCAACATCGTCAAGAAGATGACGGTGGTTGGCAAGCAGATCCTGCCCGCGCTCAAGGAGGCCGGCGCTGGTGGTGCTATCAATCCTGAAGCCGCTGTGCGAATCGCCTGCAAGACGCTCGAAGCAATGGACCTCGATCCGCTGGACTTCCTGGTGGACTACACCTCTGATGACTTCAAGAAGCAAGCAGAAGCCTCGCGCAAAGCTGAGCTTGAAGCCGCTGAGAAGGGCCGCAAGCTAGACGAGCAGATCAAGCAGCTGGACATCAGCACGAAGCAGGCAAACCTTGCCCTGACGAACGTTCAGACCAAGAACGCCATGCAGGACAATGCACGTCAGCTTCTCGTTGCTGTAGTCAAGGCCAAGCAGGAACACGTAAAGATCCTTGTGGATGCCGCCAAGGAAGGGATCGATACCGCATTGCAGCCGCCTGAGCCTGACGTCATGTCCATCCTGAAGGAGATCATGGCGCTGGTCAACACCGACGCGAGCATGCCCATCAGCACGCCTCCGATCGAGG